AGGGACGCGTGGGGCTGCGCACTATAAACAGCGAGTACCGTGTTGACGGCTTCCTCACTGAGGGCGTCGACGCGGCTAGCGAGTTCCGGCGTCTTCTTGGCGACGCAAGCACGCTTGATATCCAACGTCGACTTGCCAGCGTGATCAACGCCGAGGCTCGTCGCGAGCGCCACTGCAGACGCGCGGTCCGCAACGAGAGCGTCGAGGCGCGCCGGGGCAAGTTCCGCTTCGAGTGCCGTGACCTTCGCGGTCGCCGCCTCGAGGGCCTTTTTGACGCCAACGAGTTCCGCGGCATCCGTGCGGGCTTGGGCCAGTTCCGCAGTCAACGCGGTCACTTGGGCTTTGAGGGCTTCTAACTCCACATCAGAGTTTAGCGCTGGCAGTTCGTTACCTTCTGAGTCGAGCCGAACAACGCAGGTTTCACCGCCGCGCGGCGGCGTCCCATTCGGCAATAGCGCTACGTGGTTTCCTCGGATATTTCGCTGGATACCGTCGTAACGTGACCCGTCGGCCGTCGTACCCGGAGTCGGGTCGTAGTCGACGTTATAGCCGCAAGAGATGTGTCGCAAATCGCCGTTTTTGACGCGCGCCACGGCGGCAGCGTCTCTGATGTATAGGTCGGCGACCACGTGACCGTTATCCTCGCGAACATTTTCTCCTAAATGCCCAATTGAAACCGCGCGCCAGGATTCGGAAGTTACTAGTCGTTGTCCCGATGCGGTGCGCGGATGGTTGACGGTAATGGGGGCTGCAGAGAAGGTATCGAGTGCCGCCTTGCGAAAAACCTCGTCGGCCGGGCGATATTCGCGCCTTTCGGTGCCATCGGGGTTTCTATAAGAGAAGACGCCAGGATGCGTCAGTTGACCGAGAACTTTGATACCGCCGTCGGCTAGCTGCTGTATAGAGCCGCCGTCAATACGGAAGTCACAATAGCGGAGCACGATAGAGTTTAGTGGGTAGCGCTAAACTTGGGAGAAGAGGCCGCCTTGCCCATCAGTGACATCGTCCAAGTTACCATCTCGGTCAGTGCCGCAGGGCCGACGCGAGCGGGTTTCGGGGAGCCGCTAATCGCGTCTTACCACACGCACTTCACGGATCGCGTCCGCGAGTATTCGTCCTTGTCGGCGATGTCTTCGGACGGGTTTGCCGCGACCGATCCGGCATATCTGGCGGCAAGCGCGATTTTCTCGCAGTCGCCTTCGCCCCCGCTAGTAAAGGTGGGCCGGCGCGCGCTGCCTTATTCGCAGTCGCTGAACCTGACCCTCCTCTCTACGGCCTCAACGGACACGTACGTTGTGCAAGTCCGCACGTCTGGCGGTTCATGGCACGTAGTTACGACGGCTTCGACGGGCGTTCCCGCGACGGACGCGGCGACGATGGCGACGGCAATTTCGGCGCTGTCGTTGTCGGGTCTTACCGCTAGCGCTACGGGCGCGGTCCTCAACCTCGCCATGGCGAGCGGCAAGCTTCTCGACGTGAAGCCCGGCACCGCAAGCCTCATTACTTTCGCGGACGCGACGGCCGACCCCGGTATTTCGGGCGACCTCGACGCGATTCTCCTCGCAGATTCTAACTGGTACGGTCTCGTACTCGACTCGCAGAGTAAGGCAGAGATTGCCAGTGCAGCGGTGTGGGTCGAGGCGAACAAGAAGTTCATGGCCTGGAACAACTCCGACTCGGCCGACGCCGACTCGAGTTCCACGACCGATATCTTCTACACGGAGAAAGCCCTCGCGCATAACCGTTCGTTCGGTCTCTTTGCTCAGACCCAGCTGCTTTGCTACTCCGGCGCAGCGTGGGAAGGTCGCTTGTTCCCAACCGACCCCGGTTCGGAGAACTGGGCGTTCAAGACTCTGGCCGGCGTCCCCGCCGATAACTTGACCGATTCGCAAGTGCACGCGGTCGAGAACAAGAACGGCTCCGTTTACACGACGATTTTCGGCCTCAACCTCACCCAGTTCGGCAAGACGCCGGGTGGCGAATTCGCCGATATCGTTCGCGGTACGGACGCCCTCACGAACGCCATTCAAGTTGGCGTGATGGCATTGCAGGCAAACAGCCTCAAGGTTCCCTTCACCGAGCCGGGTATCGACATGTACCGCTCGGTCGTTATCGGCGCGCTGAATACGTTCGTCGCGGAGGGCTTCCTCGCCGCGGTCCCCGCGCCGTTCGTGTCCCTGCCGCTAGTCTCGCAAGTGTCAGCGACCGATAAGGCCGCGCGTAACCTGCCGCTAGTTAGCTTCTCTGCCACTCTCGCTGGCGCGATCAATTCAACGCAGATTCAAGGGACGCTAACAGCATGAGCATCGGAGGCCTTAAACGCTATGACGCGGCCCAGGTCACTCTGGTCTTCATGGGTTTGCTTATTGACTCGGGTTTTGCCGAGGGCGAGTTCCTCACTATCGAACAGTCGGCTCCCGACTACGAAGTGGTCGTCGGCACGGACGGCGAGGTCAGCCGAAGCCGCACGAATAACCGTCACGCGGTGATCAAGGTCAAGCTGATGCAAACGTCCGACGGGAATAGCTTCCTGACGGCGCTCAGCAACGCTGGCCTACTTGCACATAACGGCGCGGACATCGGACCTATGCTCGTCCGTGATCGCGTCTCAGGTGTCGCGACTTGGACGGCTACGAAATGCTGGATTGCTAAGCCACCGGACGTGTCGTTCGACAATAAGGTGACGATGCGTGAGTGGGAATTGCAGTGCGCAGACTTGACGAGGGTGGACGCTGGAAGCTAATTAGATTACACCTATACTCTTAGAGAGCCCGGCCCCGCGCACCTCCCGTCGGGTCGGGCTTTCTCCTTTTTTGGAGGAACCCCATGCGAGAAGTTCAATCACATAACCTAGACGGCACCGAGTATAAAATCCAAATGCTAGGCGCCAAGCAGGGCAAGACTGTCCTGGTGCGCCTGATCCGTATCATAGGCCCCGCTATCGAGGCGGCAGGCAACGAACAAATAGGGACGCTCATGTCGGCGCTCACGGACGCCGAAATCGACTTCCTCTGCGATACGTTCGCGAAGACCACGCGCGTGTGCGGGACGAACGCGAACGGACAGTCAGTCGAACTCGCCTTGGACGGGATCTTCGACGACCACTTCGCTGGGAAGTACGACACCATGCTCAAGTGGTTATGGGCGTGCCTCAACACGAACTACGCCGCTTTTATCGAAGGGCTCAAGCGAAACCCGGCCGCGCGACAAGCCCTGGCGATGCAAGCCGCGATGACGGGGACGGCCCTGACCGGTCAATCTGGCGACTTGTCGTTAACAAGTTCGGAACCCTCCGCGAAGTCGAGGAAGACTGGTCCTTCACGGACTTCATAGACGCCCATGAGGTACTCGACGAGATTGAGGCAGCGAGACGATAAATGAGTTTGCGCGACCTCTTTATCAAGATCGGCATAGGCGTCGAGGGCCACGAGAAAGTTGAACGGGCCGAGTCGGCGCTGAAAAGCCTCAAGGACCACGCGGAGAGATTGAAGACCGCGCTGGAAGGGGTAGGTGTTGCCCTCGGCGTCCGGGAGCTTTTTGAGTTCACCCAAAGTGTGATAGAAAATGCGGCATCCCTTGAACATCAAAGTCAGATGTTGGGGATATCAACAGATGAGTTGCAACGGTGGACCTACGCAGCCTCGCAAACTGGTGTCGACGCCGAGGCTGCAGCGAAGGGTCTCAAGTTCCTAAACAAGAACGTCGGCCTCGCGGCACTTGGCGATAAAGAAGCCGTCAAACACATGCGGTCACTTGGCGTCGGTATCAAGGACGCCGGCGGCAACGTGCGCCCGACGACGGATATCCTCGCGGACTTTTCGGACAAGTTGGCGGCATTACCGAATCAGCAAGAGCGAACCGCGCTCGCGACGAAGCTCCTCGGTCGCGAAGGCGCCGCCCTGCTCCCAGTCCTGCAGAACGGCTCCCAAGCCCTCCGCGATATGTACGCGGACGTCGAGGAACTCGGCGGCGGCTTCTCGGAAGACCTCGTCAAGTCCGCCCACGAGACTGAAGTCCAAGAGAAGCGGCTCGCGTTCGCGTGGAAAAGCGCCAGCGGTCAGCTGCTCAAGTCCCTGCTACCCGCCATCAAGACGGTCATCGACTACGGGATCAAAGTCGTCAAGCTGTTCATTGAGTGGGCGAAGAATACGCATGCCGTACAAGCCGCCCTGGCGGCCTTGGGAACTATTGCCGTCGGTATTGCGGTCGCTATCGCCGCCGCGTGGGCGCCGGAGATTGCTATCTTTACGGCCTTATATGCTGCAGTCTACGCGGTCTACCTGATCTTCGACGACTTCTATACGTTCCTTCGGGGTGGCCAGTCCGTCATCGGCGATTCGCTCGACAGCGCTGGTATCGATTCGAAAGCGCTTGCGGGGACGATACTGGACGCTTTCAATAAGGTCGGCGAGACGTTCGGGAACATCGGGAACGTCTTCAAGAACTTCGATCAGTGGTTCATTGAGTCTATTCCGAAGATGGCCGCGTGGTCGGGGAAGTTTATTATTTTCGTTGTCGAAGTCATCGACGACGCTATCTCTGGCTTGCGATACCTCGGGACGCTTGTGTCTGACGTGTTCGCAATGGTCCTCGACCCGTTGCATGCAAGTGGAGGCTTGGCGCAACTCAAGGCAGATTTGAAAGGCACTGCCCAGACCCGCGCGAACGACGTGCGCCACGAACAACTCGAACGCGTCAACGACGCGTTGACTCAAATCGGCAACGCCAAGGTGGTCCCGCAAGCCACGGTCGTACCAGACGAACTCTACAAGGGTCCCGTCGCCAACCCGTCCGAGAGAGTCGGCTTCGGCACGCGCGTTCCCGAAGGCGGCGGTAACGTCACCCACGAGACGCACAACAACGTCACCGTCCACGTCAATGCCGCCGGCGCGACGAATCCCGCAGCCGTCGGCAACGCCGTCGGCAAGGGCGTGCGTCAGGGTCTCAAGAACCCCGACAGCACTAACCGCAATACGTACGACGCGATCAGTCCGGTCGCCGGAGTGGGGAACTAATGCCTCTCCCGATTTTCGGAGGTCCAGCGGTCGAGGGAGACCCTGGTGCCCTCGCGCAACCGCCCGCGCAACTCGGCACAAGTCGCGAAGACATCCACATCGCATTCATTGCGTGGGGCGACCCTTTCAGCGACCCTACGGCCCAAATCGGGCAGCAGCACTTCGACGCTATCTTGTCGGAGGAACACACCCGCACGACTCTCATTACGGAACATTCCGTCGAACAGGGGACCGCCGTCGTTGACCACGTACGCCCCAACCCCGACGAACTCACCCTAGAAGCGTTCGTCTCGAATACGCCGGTCTACTCGACTGACTCGCAGCTGCTTCCGCTCACGCTCGATATTCCGCAACCTGGGCAGGATAGCGGCCTCCTTAGCTTCTTGAACGGCGGGACGAGTTCCTTCATCGACAAGGGCCTTCAGATCCTAGGCCTGCAGCGCGGGTACCCAACGCAGTTGACAGCCAACGTGGAACAGTTCGATGGCGATCACGACTACGTCCAGAACTGCTTCGACACGCTGACGCGCCTGCGCAACACGGCTACGCTCCTTTCGATATCCACGCCGCGGCAGTTCTACACGAGCATGGTGCTGGTCAACGTCCGCATGCGACGTAGCAAAGATCAGGGCGGTTCCTCGGGTGCTATCTTCACTCTGGATTTCCGGCAAATCCGTATCGTGACCAGCAAGATCGTCGACGCGCCTACGCCGTCAATTCCGCGTGCAAACCCAATCAAAGCCGTTGGCAAAAAGGACATCAAGCCCCCGACGCGGCAGGATAACGAGTCCGCTTCCCACTTCGCGCAACGCACCGGCAAACCTCTGTTCGGGTTATAAGCATGGCTCTCAACATTATCCCCGCCGAACCGACCTCGCCGAACTGGACGCAAATCACCACGCTGGACGGGACGCCGTACTTGCTGACGTTCCGCTTCAATTACCGCGAGCAGGCTTACTATCTTCAGATAGACTCCGCGGACGGTCTGATTAACTACGTCCAAGGTGTCAAACTCGTCGGCGAGTATTACCTGCTCCAGATCTATCCGACGCCTCCGGGCGAGTTGGCGGTATTCGTTCCCGACTCGGATGACTCTCCACCGCGCATCGGGGACTTCGCGGATGGGGGCCGCGCGACTTTAGTCTACTTCGACGCGTCGACGATCTATGCCTCGGGCATCGACGATTGGCGAAACCCCAATGCCTGAAGATACGGTCCTTAGTCAGTTCAAAGGGGTCAAGCTTTTCGGGCGGTCACTCAAGCTGGTTGTATCGTCGCCGGAGAATCCCGTTCCGTTCGTGGACGGCGCATTCAACGCTGACCCGAACGGTATCGACGTGAGTGGTCTCGACATAGACTTCTTCGTCGAGAAGGCCTTGAAGGTCGACGAACCCAACACGCTGCGCTTACGTATTTTCAACCTCGCCGAGTCGACGCGGCAATCACTCTCCGGCGCCGACGCCCTCACGGTAAAGCTAGAAGCCGGCTACACGAACGCCACCTCGCAGCTTTACTTCGCCCAATCTCGCGCGGCGTGGACGACGGCGGACGGTCCGGACTACGCGACGAATATCGAATCTATCGACACGGTCGCGCGGCCGCAAGGCGTTCGTCGGCTGAAGAAGCCGAAGCCCGGCCAGAAGACAGGGACTATCTACGTCAGCAAAGGCCCCCGTGTGCCCGTCGATCAGGCGTTCCGCGCTATCGCGGACGCGCTTGGTATTGGGGTCGGTAACCTCACCACTGCCCTCGCTGGTCGGCCGAATCAAGCCCTCCAGTCCGTCTCCGGTAGTGCCCTGCTAGGTCCCGGGGCGCAGCGCATGACCGACTTGTGCCGCTCGGCCGGCCTCGAATGGTCTATCCAAGACGGGCAACTTCAGCTGCTCAATATCGGTGCAGTACTCGCTACGACCAAGGCTATCAGAATCGCGTCGGATTCTGGCATGGTCGGATCCCCCTCTGTCGATAGTCAGGGGGCGGTCTCTGTCAAGTCACTTCTTATTCCCGGCCTGGCGCCGGGGGTTCTGATAGACTTAGACACACTCTTCTGCAAGGGCGGGTACCGCATCGAGAAGTGTAGGTACATAGGCTCTACATATGGCGAAGCATGGTGGTGTGAGATAGACGCGGTGAAATACTGACATGCCGGTCAATAGAAGCGATGCCGAAATCCTCAAGGCCCACCGGGACGCTACTAAGGACGATATCCGTAAGGTAGACTTGGCCACGGTCCTGGCGGTCTACCCCGCGCGGCAGACCGTCGACGTACAGGTCTGTACGAATAACCCCATCCACGACCCGGTGGGGAACGCGTTCCTGGAACCTGCACCCAACTTGTCCGACGTCCCGCTGGCGTGTCTCCGTGGTGGTGGGTTCCTCGTGTGGATGCCGGTCTCGGTAGGGGACAGCGTGCTTATTGTCTACAGCGACCTTTCGGCCGATACGTGGCGCTCGGGGGACGGTAGCGTGGCCGACCCCGGCTTCCAAGGAAAACATACGCGGGATAGTCCGTTCGCGCTGCCGATGTTCGCGCCAGATGCCAAGATGTTCTCTGACCCCGCCAGCGCAGCGACCAAGGTGATCATTGGCAAAGACGGCTCGCAGGCGCAGATACGTATCTCTGACACGGAGATCGACCTGGGTGCTACCCCGACCGATCCGGTGGCGTTGTCGACCAAAATAGATTTGTTTATTCAAACTGTTATGGGGTGGATACCAGTCCCGAACGATGGTGGGGCCGCGCTCAAGACTGCGCTCACCAGTGCGGGTTTCACACCTGCGACTACCGTAGCCGCCACGCAAGTCAAAGCCCAATAAATTAGATCACACCCCTAGGGTATGGCGGCGGAGATCGAAACTTCGGCACACGGGATCTTGACCGTGTCCCCGCAGCGATCGTGCGCGCGAAGGCTTTACCTGGATGCGGGGGATGAGCCGATCACCGATTCGCGTACCGAAGCGATGCGCGAATGGGACGATCGTTTCCAAGAATGGGAGGAGACAAATGGCGACACTGTTTTACGGGACGTCCGGGTTCGAGACCGGCAAGGGTGAAGTAAAGTTTCGCGACGCGGGTTACGGCTTCGGCCCGACTCGCCAGTCACGACGTGCGGCGAAGGCGGCAGCTAACCGTCGGCAGATGCCGGAGCGCGTCGAGTATCAGCTGCCGGAAGGTCCGCGCGTAGATTATCAGATGCCGAAAGGAGACCGCTAGTGGAACTCACACGTAATTCTAGATTCCTGGTGTTACTGATAGATAAGGGTGGTCGTATCGTCCGCACGGTTGCGCGGACGGAAGCGCTCGACCTCGCTGTCCAGGCGGCGAACGAAGCCAAGCGCAAGGACGGCGAGTACTGCACTGTTTACGCCGAGGTCGGGGTGGCGCGATGAGAGTCCTAATCGATGCCGACGAGGGGGCGTACCCCACTTACGAGTTATCGAACTCCTGCGGGGCGCCCGTCGATGTACCCCCGGGCACTGTCAAGCGGTGGAAGCGCATCTTAGAGGAGTACCAACAGGTCCAAGACGAGATGCAAGCTTTTTACGAAAACGCCGAATGTTCGGAGTACGACGAATGAGCGTCCCCATCAAGCTCACCCGCTGGGCCGTGCGCCCGAGCGGCGACGCTAAAAAGCCCGTCACGCTGGCGCTGATCTACGATGGCGTAGGCAAGGACCACCCCATCGAGGGGATCGAACTAGATTTATCAAAAAGCGACGTCCTGTTGCTAGCTCAGGCACTCAACTATTTCGGGAGAACACCATGAAGAAGATCATTGAAACTACGTGCAGTATCGGTTTGGATTCATTGCTTGGCGAGGAAGTACTGCTTCTCTGCGCGAATTACTTCTACGCAGGCGAACTCATCGCGGTCAATGGCGAAGCCGTCGAACTCAAGGACGCAAGCATCGTGTACGAGACCGGCGAATGGTCGGCGAAGTCCTGGAAGGACGCGCAAAAAGTCGGAGGCAGTATCTTCGTGAGGACGCAGTCGATTGAAGCGTATATGAGGGGCAAATGAAAACCGAACAAGAACGCCCTGCTTCTCCGGAAGAGGACGGCGGGCAATGCCGTCGGTGCGGACGACCTAAAAAGAAACGGCAAATGTACTGCGGCGCGGCGTGTTGCGTCCTATGGGAAATGGGAGATAGGAGCCCTTGTGAGAAGCTGTAAACATAATTACCGGCGGGCGCGGTCTCGGTCGCGGTCTCGGTCGCGGTCGCTGTCGCGGTCTCGGTCGCGGTTTCGGTCGCGGTCGCGGTCGCGGTCGCGATCGTGGTCGTGGTCGGGGTCGTGGTCGCGATCGAGGTCGTGGTCGCGATCGAGGTCGCTATGAGAAGCTGCAAACATAGATTCTTGCGGCAGCGGTCTCGGTCGTGGTTGTGGTCGCGGTCTCGGTCGCGGGCGCAGTCGTGGTCGCGGTCGGGGTCGGGGTCGTGGTCGCGGTCGTGGTCGGGGTCGTGGTCGTGGTCAGGGTCGTGGTCGTGGTCGGGGTCGTGGTCGCGGTCGCGGTCGGGGTCGGGGTCGTGGTCGCGGTCGTGGTCGGGGTCGTGGTCGTGGTCAGGGGCGTGGTCGCGGTCGGGGTCGCGGTCGGGGTCGCGGTCGGGGTCGCTATGAGAAGCTGCAAACATAAATATCGGCGGGTAGGGTCGCGGCCATGGTCGTGGTCCGGATCGGGGTCGCGGCCATGGTCGTGGTCCGGATCGGGGTCGCGGTCGGGGTCGTGGTCACTGTCGTGGTCGTGGTCATGGTCACGGTCGTGGTCGTGGTCGGGGTCGTCATGAAAAGCCGCAAACATAAATACCGTCGGTCGCAGTCAGGGTCGCGATCGCGATCGTGGTCGGCGTCGATGTCGTGGTCGCGGTCGCTATTGCGGTGGCGATCGTTATCGCGGTCGGGGTCGCTGTCGTTATCGCTGTCGTGGTCGGGGTCGCGGTCGAGGTCGTCATGAGAAACTGCAGACATAAATACCGGAGGAGGTCGCGATCGCAGTCGGGGTCGCGGCGATGGCCGCGGTCGCGGTCGTGGTCGCGGTCGCGGTCGTGGTCGCGGTCGTGGTCGCGGTCGTGGTCGTGGTCGCGGTCGCGGTCGCAGTCGTGGTCGTGGTCGCGGTCGTGGTCGCGGTCGGGGGCGGGGGCA